TTCAAACCTACCGACCTCGACCCATTAGTCGTATGGTACGACAAAAAGCAAGGCAAAACCTTTGTTTTGGCAGGGCATCACCGCTTTGAGGCACTCAAACGCCTCAAACATAAAAACGTGCCCGTAAAGTTCGCTAATGATGATTACCCTACCGAAGCCGATGCTATACGCTATGCTAAAGAGATAAGCAACGCCAACCGTACCCTTGAGGAACCCTACGAGCGCGCTGCTATCTATCGCAAGTATCGCGAAGAGGGTTACAGCGAAAAAGAAATAAACGACAAAGCAACCCTTGAGGGCAAAAACCGCTCTTATATACTCAACCTATCGTGCCTAAACCCCAAAGGAGCTACGATGAGCACCCTTGTACAATTCAGTCAGACGCAAAGCAAAGCCGATAAAAACGAAGCCGAACGCGTAGCCGATTGGATAGGACAAGCCCGCCGCAACGCCCCCGAACTAACAGACGCGCACGAAAAAGAAATGTTCGACTTCCTAATGAATAAAGAAGCCAGCAAACGCACCACAACTAAAGTCAAATTCCTTGAGTATGTACGCGCTTGTTGGAACCCTTTCGAGCCTACGGCACCCCTTAATCTGGCACGTATGAAATACCAATCAGAGGGCGAAAAACAATATGATGAAGAGGTAGAACGCTATAAAACCCTTATAAGCGACCTACAAAATAACATCGGAAATTTAAAAGACCGCTTTATAAACCCCGCTAATAAAGACTTCGTAAACCCCGAAGCCCCCGATTATATGGCGGTTAAGAAAATAGCCGACAACAAAATAGCGGAGTACAACACCCAAATACAGTACTACCAAAAAGAGCTATTAAAACTATACAGCAACAAACAGTCCTACCTAAAACCTACCGGACAAATAGCCCTTTTCGGCACGCTCCCGATTTTCAAAACCCTAAAAGAAGCTAAAAAATACTTTCTTTCTTGGGCTTTAACACACCTAAGAGGCAAAAAAGTCTTTCATAAAGAACTCGACAAGTATGTTGTATTCAACCGAAAGGGTATTGAGCATACTTTATCAAGTAAAATATCATTTGAAAAAATGAAACTCATACTACAAGCAGAAGAAATGCTTAAAAACTCTCATCTGATAACCTTTGCAGAAGACTATAAAGGCAGAGAGCATATAAAAGGAGCTTACAGAATGAGCACTAAGGCAACCCTTGAGGGCGAAGAATTAAAAGTAATACTTACCCTTAGAGAGGGCGAAAATGGTGTTATCTACTACGACCACAAAATAGAAGAAATAGAAAAGAGCACTACCCCACCACGAAGAGGTCGTGCCAAATCGTTCTGTGGCGATAGTGCTCCCACCAATATCCCTGCAAAAACCGTGCCTAATTCTTTAAATGCCCCACGACACGCTGGTATTCTAAAAGAAGCATTAACCGAAAAAGGTAAACTAAAAAAAGGTTGGTATTTCCAAGATTATGGAATTATAGACCCAAAAGGCAAATATCACCCTTTAGAAAGAGATTATTCATTAGAGTACAACCTAATAGAAAAAGAATTAAGAGACAGAGCATTTCAACAAGATGAAAAAAGAAAAATAAAAGGATTTGAAGAAAATAAAAAACTTGAAGAAGCAATAAAAGTTTTCTTAAAAGAGCTTTCAAAAGAAAATAGAAAACATTTCAAAAACAGTAAAGCTATGGAGGTTTTTTACTGGGCTTTTCCTTTTACATTAGAGAGTAATAGTACTTTTTATACTTTTGAAGAAAGCAACCCATACATTAATAAAAGATTGCAAGAACTTGACCAATACTTTACTGATAATAATGAACTGTTTGAACGTTTAGAAAATTACGAAACATTAAGACGATATAATCTTAAATCATTAGGCTTACATATAAGTGCTAAAATATCGTCCTTTATAGACAAACAAGGAAAAGTAATACGTGGTGATAGCAACAAACTAAATCAAAAATACGGATTATCCACCCCTATTACAACCCCAAACGTATACGTAGAGCACCTGCCAGAAGAAACAAATCGGCAAATCAGCACATCGGCAAACACCCTCGATGCCAAAATGGCAGCCCTACAACACCGCCAATGGGAAACATTTGTTATTGCCAACCCACAAATGCAAGCTTTCCTTGGCGATGTAGAACGCAAACCTGCCGAAAGCACCGTTATCACCATAGCCGGCGGAGCTGGCAGCGGCAAAACACGCTTCGCTTTTCAGTTTATCAATGCCCTGGCGCAAAACTATAAAGTAGGACACGCCAGCCTCGAAGAGCACCCCGATAGCAAACTGTATTACGATAAAGTACAACAATACATTGATGAGACCGCCCTACCTAATATCGAGGCACCCGAAATTAAGGACTTAGACCAACTCGAAGCCCTCATACAACGCAACGAAGTAATAGTAATCGACAGCTTCGCCAAGCTACAAGAACTCAACCCGCGCTTTCTCCTCGACCGCGACCTACGCAAGAAGTACGACGGCAAGCTATTTTTGCTCATCTACCAGCTCACCGGCGAGGGCAAGATGCGCGGCGGCAGCAAGTCAGAGTTCGACGGCGATATAATTCTACTCACCCACGTAGCCCCCGACTACCGAGAGAACTATATATACCCCAGCAAGAACAGGTATAATGCCCTACCGGCTACCCAGTTGCGTTACAGCACCTATTTTCAGCAAATGTTGGATATACCCCAAGAGTTAGGCACAGGCAGCCGCCCTCCCGAAGCAATTAGCTTGCCCCCAGCCCCACAAACCAATGTATACGAAGTAATTTATTAGAATATGAGCACCACTGTAATAACAAACGTAGCGTCTTATCAAATAGGCGTAGATATATTAGGCTTCCCAGTGTATCACGAACACTATTTTGCCGAAGAGCACATAAGCGAATGCAGTACCAAAAAGCAAGGCAAAAATATGAGTAAGAACAAAATAACATACAAGGTAATACCCTATATATTCAGCTACCTTGCAAAACAATTTTAACGACTATGAAAAAGGAACAATTAGAAGCACGAAAAGCAGAAATCGTTACCAGACTTAACGAACTAAAAAAAGATGTAGCCCCAGTAGGTAATAGAATACTTACATTTCAAGCAATAGGATTGATTGCAGGAGTAGTATGGGCGTGGAAAACCAAACAGAAGTGGTATATAAAACCTCTGGCTGGTATTGGTGGAGTTATGGCAGCAAACCTAATAAGCTCGATGACTTTATCCAACACCACAAGCAGAAAAGCAGTTGAAATAGCCCAATTGCAGTCAGAATTAAACAAAATAAACGGCGAATTATCTTGGATAAACGCCCGAAAAGGATAACCAATAAATATTTCAATTCCAATGGCAACAAAGAAGAAAAACAGCCCCTCACGCACTACCCGCAAGGTAACCGTACCAGTAACTATTACTGTAAGAGTAACCCCTAAGCCAAAGGCTCGCAAGAAAACCAGCCGCTAGTGCCACGCTCCAGCCCCGTAAGGCTGGAGTTTTTTTGTACACACTTACATATTTTGAGCCTCCTATGAACAAAAAGGGGGCTTTTTTTGTGCCTGCATACAAAACCCGCCCCCAATATATTACTGAATACAGAAAAAATAACCATCGTATGCGGCTTTTGTACTCACTACAACACAATGAAAATCAAGTGTTTACACTAATGTTTAGATAGGTGAGTACGAAACATACAGTAAAATTGATATTTCTAAGGGCTACACGCACGCACACACACACACAAATCAGAATGCAAACGTAGCAGCTTTTACCATTTCATCGGCAAATTTATTTCTGGCAGTGTAACTCTCGGTAATCTTCAAGTCGTAGTGTCGGGCTTGGTCTCTTACCTTAATAGCAGGAATGCCACTATTGAGCAGGTCTGTAATCCCAGTATCTTTCAACGAATAAAACTGATATTTGCTATCAAACTTATGCGTTTTGCGAAATTTAGCCCACTCGTCAGAAATCTTTTTAGGCGTCAGCTGCTTTGTACCAGCTTTAAAATCATTGGCACTAAAGAGGTAGTCACTATTTTTAGCCTTGCTTAGGTGTAGGGCGAGGTCGGGCAAAAACACATCGGGTACCGTTACGCTTTCTGTTTTTCGGTTTTTTGAGTTCTCACCGTCAATTACTATATAGCCGCCGTGCAGGTGCACATCGCCAACCTTTAGCTTTGTCAGTTCCGTACGCCTAATGAAGCAGTAGTAAGTTAGCATACAAAGCACGTAGTAGTGAAAATTAGTATCGTGTAGCGTTCTTACCTTAGCCTTAACTTCGTCAGCCAATACCTCACGTTTCTTTTGTGGTTTAGCTTTAGGCTTTATGCTTTCAATAGGGTTAGCATTAATAAAGCACTTGGTTTTGCACCATAGAAAGAATGTATTAAGGAATTTCAAGTGGTTATTATACGTTCTGGCACTGTTTTTCTTCTCAAAAAACAAAAAATCTAAATAATTCTGAATGATATATGTATCAATTTCAATCACAAATTTAAGCATTAGTTTTTTGTCTTTTAGGTATTTTACAAACAAATCAAGAAAAGACTTATAAGAGCGCAATGTATCTGTACGTTTTACACCCTCTTCAACTTCACGTTCTTGCATTTTTAGGAATAGTTCGGCACAATACTCTACTGATTTGTATTTTACATTGTTATCTTCGTAGAAAGGCGACCAGCCATTTTCCAATTTTTGGTTTATAGTGGCAATCATCTTTTTTGCGTATTTCTCACGTTCACGAGTAGGGGAGAGGGGAGGCACGCGCTTACGGAAGCGTTTAAATTCGTTTTGCGCAGGTACTTTGGCATAATAAACGATAAGCCAATTTTCTTTAACGCCTTTCTGTAGTACAGCAGGCTTGTAGTCGATAAATATTGTGCGCTTAGGCACATTTTTTTCAGATATAGGCATTTTTTTATTATGGCTATTTTTTTGCCTTTAAAAAGTGCAAGAAAACAGCCACAAAACTGACACAGCTTTTTTAAGCAGTTAGGCGCAACTAATTGTTTTACAATCAGTTACGCCTATTTTGTAGCGGGAACTGGACTCGAACCAGTGACCTTCGGGTTATGAGTTTAAAACAATATTGTTTTAATTTTATAATTTTTTGATTCACAACACTACAAAAGTAAAAAAATACGCAAAAATATAGTGATTTGTATGCGTTATTAGTATTCGTTTTATCTATTTTTTAGGGTAAAAATTAACAACTTTAGATTTATTTTTATGCGGATATTCTGCCCACATCTTGGGTTGTATTATTACGTTTTTTTAATTCTTCAAGCTCTTGCTCTAAACGTTTTATTTTCTCGTCTTTAACATCAATTGCTTCTTTAAAAAGAGAGCCATACCCCAGTATTAACCAGATAGGTCTCACTTCAGGAATCTTGCTCATTATCTCTTCTAATATACTCGCGGGAATAGGTTTATTACCAGCTATAAATGTAACTAATTCGACATAATCAATTTTTATCAATTTAGCCAAATCTTGATAGCTTATATTTTTTACCCTACAAAGTTCATCTAAACGAAGTCCAACCCTTTCTAATGATGTTGTATTATGTTTAGAACTTTCATAACGACTTAAATCATCAATGATCCAATTTTTAGCCTCTAAATGATACTTCCCTTGCAAAAAATCTTCAAATTCAGGATAAACTTTCTTTATCTTGTCAAATGTATCTATAGGAATAGGATTTTTTTTAATAGCCTGTGAAAAGGCAGATTCACTTTGATAACCAATTATTAAAGCAAATTCTTTTTGTGTTTTTACATCTCCTATACTTTTTAGGTATGAGATGAACTTTTGAATACAATTTTTATTCATAGCTAATAGTTTACTTTTTAGGGTAAAAATACTTTACATTATCAAGCTATCTTACTCTCAGTCTCTTCAGTGAAAAGTATGCGTTTTTTAAGTGCGGTAAGTTCTTCTTCTAACCGCTCAATCTTCTCTCTATACATTTCCTCTTTTTCATTTTTGTCTTTTATTTGAGACTTAAGAATGTTATTATTTTCCCTTAAAAAAGTTACTTCAGCCTCATCAGATTTAGTGACTTTTTTTAACATTTCACCTTCACCTAATAGCAGCCAATTTGTGTCATATTGACGATATTTTTCAACAATCTTAATAACCCATTCTATAGAAATAGACGTGCTTTTACGCTTACCACGAGATAAAACCCCCTTACTCGCTCCAATTAGCTTTTCTAATGCAGTAATATTAATACCCTCATTATCTATTAGTATTGAAAGTCTTTTAAAAAAATCTTTTGAAGACGCTTGCACTTTTTCATCAGAATATTCTAAAAAAGTATCAAATTCAGGATAGATATTCTTTATCTTATTAAATGTATCTATAGGAATAGGATTTTTTTTAATAGCCTGTGAAAAGGCAGATTTACTTTGATAACCAATTATTAAAGCAAATTCTTTTTGTGTTTTTACATTTCCTATACTTTTTAAGTATGAGATAAAATTTTTAATGTAATCTTTGTCCATAGCTAATAATTTACAGAATAAAAGTATATGTTTATCAGTGCTTTATTAAGCTATCTTACTTTTAGTCTCTTCAGTGAAAAGTATGCGTTTTTTAAGTGCGGTAAGTTCTTCCTCTAACCGCTCCACCTTCTCCTCTAATAACTTCGAATTTTTTTGTAATAAAATATTCTTCTCCTTTAAAAATGTTACTTCAGCTTCATCTATACCTCCATTTTCTATCATTTCTCCCTTACCTTTTAAAAGCCAATTTGCATTGTATTTAGGATAATTTTCAAGTATTTTCATTATCCATTCTACAGAAATAGACGTGTTATTACGCTTAGCACGAGATAAAACGCCTTGACTTGCGCCTATTCTCTGCTCTAATGTGGTAATGTTAATACCCTCATTCTTAGTTATTTCGGTTATTCTTTCAAAAAAATCTTTCATAGCAAATGAAATTTATCCTTAAAATATTTTGTTAAATGAAAATTATCCTTTACTTTTGCCCCTGTAAAATTAACATAGTAAATTTACTTGGTAAAATTAACACTTAATATGGAATTAACAAAACAAATTTCAGATTTTTTTAATCAGCGAGGTTCTAAACAACGCCTCCGTATGCTCCTCGCCTTAGACCTTGATGTGTCTTTTGAAACCATTTCACGCTGGCTCGACCGCGACAACGAGAAGCTCGACAGTACCAAAGGGCGCAATGCCCTAATGAAACTTACAGGGCTTTCTAATGACGAATTGTTTAATACCCCTAATTTCTAAACGCTATGAACAAACACGAACATTTTCTAAGTTTCAATGGCAAAAACATTATCTATGTAAAAGTAGATAAAACGTACTTCATTGCCTTTAAATCTCTTTGCGAAGCTCTAAATATTGAGTATTCCAGGTCTTTTAAAAACGCAAAAAATGACCCGATTTTAGGGTCTGTATTGGCTGTTCAGCCAATGCAGGTGGCAAAAAATGGCAAAAAACAGCATAGAAAAGTGAGCTGTATTCCGGAGAAATATGTATATGGTTGGCTCTTTTCTGTACGTTCTGATAGTGCCGAACTATTAGCCTACAAGCGCACTTGCTATGAACTTCTGTACAATCACTTTCACGGTACCATTACTAACCGTAAAGAATTGCTAATGCAACGCGAAGAAGTAGATAACCAAATAGGAAAGCTAAAACATCAGCTTAAGGAAAAAGACGAATCGTTTAAAACATTACAACATCTGCAAAACCAGCGGAAGGAGATTTGTAAGCAACTTAATACGATTGATGATGAACTTGTAAAACAACCTACTTTATTCTAATCCTCCACATTATGTTTAAAAGAATCACTTATTATCATCTCGACCAAGATTGTCATTTGTGCCGTGTGGAGATACGCACAATTTTATTTGGCATTGTTATCAGTCGCCAGTTTTGCGATGTGATATAACTTAAAATGTTTTTCAATGGATGCTGAAACTGTATACAAGGTTGCCCAGGCGTTGGATAATACCCAACGAGAACGCTTGCGCCAACTATTGAATACCAATGTAGAAAGCATTCCAACAACTAAAAAGAAAAAACAACTATGGGACGAAAACGAACTAAGAGAGCGAATCATCGCCGATTTCCAAAGAAGAGCAAGAGAGTTCAAAAACAAACAATAAAGTAATAAAAATTAAGCAAACACTATGAGAAAATCAGTAAAAATACAAGAATTAGAAGTCGGTAAATACTATTACACAGCCGAATATACTTCAAAAAAAAGTAATAAACAGCGCAAAAGCTGGTGGAAAGTAATGACTAAAGATCAAGAATGGGTTAGCTTTCAGGTATTACACACGCTTGATGATACTCCGATAAATTATCACAGCTACTACCACGTATGGCTACAAGATGTTTTCTATAAGGACTACCAGTGGCAGGAAACAACCCAAGAAGACTTTGTCAACGCTATAGCCGAATTTAAATGCCACCTAAACGAACTACTCATTCATCATTCATAATTCAAAACTATGGTGTACGGATATATACGCGTAAGCACAGACAAACAAACTGTAGAAAATCAGCGTTTTGAGATAAATAATTTTTGTGAAAGCAACAAAATGATAGTAGATAAATGGATTTCAGACGAGGGTATTTCAGGCACTAAAGATCCATCTAAACGCGATTTAGGAAAGTTGCTAAAAAAAGCAAAAAAAGGCGACATCATTATCTGTTCAGAGCTATCTCGATTGGGGCGTAACCTGCTAATGATAATGAGCATACTAAACTACTGTATGGAACAGCAGATTAAAATTTGGACTATCAAAGACAATTATCGTTTAGGTGATGATATTAGTAGTAAGGTATTAGCTTTTGCCTTTGGCATATCAGCCGAAATAGAGCGCAATCTTATCAGCCAACGAACCAAAGATGCATTAGCACGCAAAAAAGCTGAAGGAGTAGTATTAGGCAGACCTGTTGGTGCTAAGAGCCAAAAAACCAAGCTAACAGGGCAAGAAAAGAAAATATACGAGTTACTACAGAAAAAAATATCATACTCGGCTATTGGGCGATTGCTCGGAGTACATAGGCTAACCGTATAGACATTTGTAAAAGAACGAATAGACGAAAACGGCAAAATAAAACCGCTTATTTCAGAAGAGGATAAGGTATATCAGCTGCTCGAACCTTTTCATAAAGAAATAGTAGAAGCTTTTTTAAGAGGAGTACCTATGTACGAATTAGCAAAACAATACAATGTGCCCCAACAAAAAATAAGTAACTTTATTAGACAGTACAAAGCATAAAAATACCTATGAAGTCTGTAATCACCCCAGAAAAGGCAGCGTTCATTCGTGAGCATTACCTAAAACTATCAGGTAAAAAAATTGCAAAAACATTAGGTGTATCACCTTGTGCAGTTCAGAGATTTATGCGTAAAAACAACCTTAGAATATCGGCTGAATTATGTGTTTTTTTCAAAAACGAGGGAAGGAAAAAACCTCTCAAAGAAGAAGAAGTTACTTTTATTCACGAACATATTCGCAATCATTCTTTAAAGTGGATAGCCAAGTCATTAAATAGAAGTTGTGTTACAATTAGAAAAGAAGCTCACCGCTTAGGGTATAGCGAAGTACTGAAAGAAAAATCGCTAATTAGTAGATATCAAAAAGGGAAGATTCCTGAAAACAAAGGTATAAAAATGTCAGAAGAAACTTATGAGAAGGTAAAACACACCTTTTTTAAGAAAGGGCATTTACCTCATAATACCCTCACTGATTATACTGAGGTGATTCGTAATGAAAAAGGTATTTCTTACATCTATATAAAGATACCTGGAGAGAGAAAAGCAATTCCTAAGCACCGTTATCTATGGGAGCAAGCACACGGAACAATACCTAAAGGGTATAATATCATTTTTAAAAATGGGAATACGCTCGATTGCTGTTTAGAAAATTTGGCGTGTGTGAGCAATGAAGAACTTATGCAAAACAATACCATTCACCGTTATCCTAATGAGTTAAAAACAGCTATTAAACAGATTTCTAAAATAAAAAAACAGCTAACAAAATGAACTTAGACGACTTAAACGAAACCTTATTCAAACTCTTAGACGACATCAAAGAGGAGCGCGTTGATACTTCAAAAGCACAAGCTATGACTAATGTTGCTAATACCATTATCAATTCTGCAAAGATACAGCTTCAAGGAATTAAACAAATGCAAGACTCAGGCATAGTACCTTTAACAATGAAAGATTGTAGTCCGAAATTGTTAGGTAACTTATATGATAAAAAGAGTTCTTTTGCTAAAAAACTCGGTTACTCTAATGTAGCAGAAGCTATTGGAAAAATGGGAAAAGAGCAATTCAATAAACTTTTTGAAGAAAAAAACTGATTATGATAAAATCATCAGTCATAGATAAATTATACGAAGCCGACCTTTGTCAAGCTATTGGTAGGGTGTATACCGATGCTTCGTATAAGATACGTAACAACGGAACGGCGGAGGGGTGCTCGCCTTTCAAAAACGAACGCACCCCCAGCTTCAAGGTTTCCAACGTAAAGAATATATGGAAAGACTTTGGTTCGGGCAAAGGAGGTACAAGCATTATCGACTTTATACAAGAATACAAAGGCGTTGATTTCCTCGAGGCGGTAAAAATCGCTTGTGAAACCCTCAACATTCCTATAGAATACGAAAAAGAAACCGACGAGCAAAAAGAAAAGCGTACACAAAAGCAGAGCCTTACACAAATACTCAAAAAAACAGCCGAAATATACCGTCAGAATTTCGTGAGTTTGCCCCCTGAGAGCGAAGCCAAAAAGTATATGCTTAGCCGTAATTTTACCGATGAGATTGTGGATAACTTCGGTATTGGTTATGCCCTGGCAGGCTTGTACGAGGCTTTCAAAGAGCAGGCTATCGTGAGCGATGGCGAAGCATTAGGTCTGTTGCGCAAAAATGCCCAAGGTAATTATTACGACTTCTTCAAGGGGCGTATTATCTTCCCTATTGCCGACAAGTATGGGCATTGTGTAGGCTTTGGCGGTAGAATACTTACTAACGATAAGAAGCAACCTAAGTATATCAATAGTGCTGAGTCTGATTTATTCGATAAATCCAACTTGCTGTACGGCTTTCATTTGGCGCGTAACACCATTGCCAATACAGGCGAGGTGTATTTGGTAGAAGGCTATACCGATGTAATGCGAATGCATCAGATAGGGTTTGCCAATACCGTTGCTACCTTGGGCACAGCTCTCACGCCACAGCACTTGGCACAGCTGAAAAAACTATGCCGCAAGGTGATTATCTTCCGCGATAGCGATAGCGCAGGGCAAACGGCTGCCGAGCGCGATTTAGAGCTGATACTGCAAGCGAGTTTGTTTGCCGAATTAGTGGTATTCCCGTCGGAAGACAAAGAAGACCCTGACAGTATAGGGCAACGCCCCAATGCGGTAGAACTTATCAAATACTCGCGCAATGATGCTATATTGCACCTTATTGGCGAAGCCTACCGCGCAGCACTCGACCGCTATACTGAAAAACACGGACAGAGCAAAAAAGCACTGCTATTACCCGAAGATAAAAAGAACCTTACCGAATTGGCTAAAAAACTTGTAGGCTGCATTCCTGATGACACTACCCGCGAGGCGTATGCCGAGCAGCTGAAAGAGCTGTTTAAAATTAAGGTAGCTTCACAACAAAAAAAGGAGGAGAAACCTAAAAACATTAACAACTCTCCACGTGTTCAAAGAGGGGAAGGGAGTGCTATAGACGGCTCGCTCGATAACTGTGTTTTCCCTGACGAAGTAGAAGATCCTTACCTGTATAAGAATGAGATTATAGAATACGGACTTTTTCAGCACAAAAACCGCATCTATACATCAGCGGGCAAGGAGGGTAAGGAATACTTTATGTCGATTTCTAATTTCTCCATTGAAATAGTGCAGCATATGCAAGATGAGAAGTTCCCAATGAAACTTATACGCATCTGCAACATCTATGGTAGCGAAAAGATTTTTGATATACTTTCCGATAAGATAAACTCCCTACCCTCGTTTAAGAATGTGGTAACCTCGTTTGGTAACTACTACTTTTCGGGCACTCCTTCACAGCACGAACGCCTCTTGCGTTACCTTTTCGACCGTATGGGCACAGGGCGTAAGATTAGTATACTCGGCTGGCAAACGGAAGGCTTTTGGGCGTGGAACAACAAAATAGTAGTACCCCTGGGCGAAGATATAGTGCTCGACAAAACGGGACTTTTCAATTACCAAAAGACTTGCTACTACATTCCTTCAGCAAATGCCAATTACGAAAATAATGCCTTTATGTATGGCGCACAAAAGAGGTTTAAGAGTACTGCTACTTCATTAGCTCCTCCTGAATACTTCAGACAGATGTATAAGGTACACCGCTCGCACGCCATTACGGCTATACTCTTTGGCATTGGTGCTTTCTATCAAGATATTATTGTAGCGGGTACGGGCTTTTACCCTTTGCTATTTCTCTATGGACCTGCTTCAACAGGTAAAGATAATCTTTGCGAGGCGGTACAATCGCTAATGGGGATTCCTCAAACCGCTATACAGCTTGAAGGAGGTGCCAGTACCATTAAGGCACAAATACGCGAGTTCTCTCAGTTTAGCAATGGTATATCGCAACTATCGGAGTACAAGCGCGGCAACCCACAGATTGATGGGGTACTAAAGGGCTTGTGGGACAGGCGAGGCTATAAGCGAGGAACGATAGAAAGCCCCGTAGCTACCGAAGAAGTACCTATCCTATCGGCTACTATCCTCACTGGTAACGATTGCCCCGATGCTGAAGCCCTTATCACTCGACTACTTTGGGAGGAAATGAAACAACAAGAGTTTGACGACGAAGCGAAGAAACAATATAACGTGTTGAAAGATATGTGCAAGAAAGGTATATCGGGTATGGCCGACTTCTTTATCCATAAGCGAGACTTCTTTGCCGACAAGTTCTTGGAAACCTACCGAGAGGCTAAAAGGAATTTCACCAAAGGAGAAGTATTTAAGAATGTACCATCGCGTATTACCGATAATCTCTCAGTACTTCGGGCGGTATTCAGCATCTTTAAAAATGATTGGATATTCCCCTTTACTGAAGAAGAGATGTTAGCGCACTTCGAGATAATGGTAGATAGCCAACGTAAGAAGATAGAAACCGACTCGGCTGCCAATCGTTTTTGGGATTGCATTTTGGTATGTATGCGCCTCACCCAGGGCGAAGCCTTACGAATGGGTATCAACCTGCGCGAGGAAGGTGGTTATCTAAGTTTCAATTTCAGCACAGTATATAGTATAGTGCAACGCCAATGGTTTATACAATATAGAGAGAACGCCCCCAGCAAAACCGAATTACGCCGCCAAATAAAAGAAGCCGAGAGCTTTGTCGGAGAAGATAAAGCAGTACGAATAAACCTAACCATTAACAGCCCTACCAGTGCCATAAAGGTAAATATCAACAAGCTGCCTATACGTGCAGAACTTATTGCTGAGATAGAGAATCAACGATTAAGAGGAGAAGTAAAAGACATACAAGACGAAGATAATAGTTTTTATTGATAGCTAAAAAACACGAAAATTGAAAAATGAACTATTTTTTTATAAAAACACGATTTTTTCAGAAAATGGCACTTTTTTTTTCCTACATTTCCTACAAACACTCAATATTCTAATAATGAGTATATTAACTAAAAAAATACGTAGGAAAGTACGTAGGATTTGTAGGATTACGTAGGAACTCGTAGGAAAGTGTAGGAAAAGTTTTTCGGTTTTCCTACGTAAAAAAAGTACTTTCCTACACGATAAAAAATGCTAATATGCTGAAAATCAGATGTAGTATTTGTAAAAATAGCTCTGTAGGAAATGTAGGAAAATAAAATGCCCCTTTTTTGAAAAAAAGTAACTTTTTTGAAGAAAAAATGCTGAAAACAGCTTTTTTCGCTATAGATAAAATTTATAATTATGAAATATTACTTTAAAATACTCACCAATATAAAAGTAGCAGCCGCTTATCTACACAAGCGTAATAACGTAGTAATGGGCTTATACCGCGAAGGCAACTTAGTAGGCGGACTCCTACCTGTGGGAAGTCCCTTGTGTTTGCAAGAGTATTTAAGCTCTATATCGGGTATTTTCCCTTCGCAAAAAAAGGATTTGCTGCTATATCGCTGTATGAGCAATACTATTACCTACGCCAATAATAACTGGGGCAAATTTTTAAAACAAACTTATATACCCATTAGCGACAACAATTATATAGCAAGCTCGCTGGTTTGTATAGAGCCTATTATTGTTTATCTCCCTAAGGCAGAGGCTTATGTAGCCGCCCTGTACTGGCATCAGTATTTGGTTGGTATTTGCCATTTTTCCGATTTGTCAATTAGCAAATTAGAAAAATTGCCTGTTCGCAAGTTATTCCCTACCGACTTAAACCACTTAGATAGCTATCTAACCGACAATCCTACGGTAGACTATTTTATCGCCGATGAGCAATTCATAATTCAAAATTAATAATTCAAAATTCATAAAATGTTAAGCATCTCTCTACACCTGCCCATTTATCTTATTAAGTATATGCGTACGCTCTATGGTGAGCCGTATGCCCCAAAAGCAAGCGACGAAATAGGGATCTATATCCTCAACGTACTGCAGCGCAAAAGCAGCTTATCCGAGTACCAGTACCGCCCCAAAAAAGAAATATTGCAAACCTACCAGCTCACTATTTGCACAAGCAATTACGACAAGCGTGGAGCGGTAATTCTGCCACAACAGAACGTACTAATAGTAAAGTTCATAGACAGTCATTTTCGCCAAGAACTATTTCGCACGGCAGTAATGAACCACTATTATTATAGTATACCGTACAAGTTTAGCATCATCAACATCTTAAGGTCCTACAATATTGAAGAAAACGATTTGCCTTACGATACCATTCGCAAGGATTTCAACCGCAAAAAAGAAGAAATTCAAAAACGATTATTATTAAAATGAACACCCTACACCTAAAAAAACTTGCAAAAATATTTGCACATTTAAAAAACTGTTGTACCTTTGCAGTGTCCAAAAGTGATACAGCACTTAAATCTGTAAAAAAAAATAGTAGTTTTATAAACACTCACGGCGTGAGAGGTGTCGCTATATAGTAATGTATGGCAAGACTTCAGTATATCTGTATGACTTTTGGACAACACCTATCTCACGCCGTATTTATTTTTTTAAATTATGATGTCCAAAAGTCAAATCACCACAGAAGAGCGCGAACGCCAAAAAGCAGCGCGCCGTCGCTTCCGCGAAATCGTTAAACAACGATGGGAGGAAGAAA